GCTTCTTGTAAAGTTGCCATGTTATTCTGTCCAATCAGGTACGATAATACCGTGACCAATATCAATGTTAAAGTCAAATGCCCAGTCACCAGTTTTGTCTACAAAATCATCCCCATTGTTTGTTGAAACGTAAATTCCAGCAGTTGTTAGTAAATAATATTGGTTTTGATTAAATGGGAATCCCCCGGATGCTCTTACATTTCCATCCACCCCATTCGCTGATGCTTGGGAAGATGTAACGCCTCCATCTGTTGATAGATACAAATCGTTCAAATAGGTCCATACAAACAGACGTTGCCGGTCTTGAGTGTAAGTTTCTATTCCATGCCGTTTCGAGTATGTCTTCACGCCAGGAGAAACTTTTTCAACTGTGACTCCATCTAGTGTAACATATGCATATCCAGCAGAACCACTACGGTTCCACCCCATATACACAATATTACCAGCATCATTGTCATTGTAAGGGCAATGGACACAAACTCCTTTCGCCCCAGCAAAATCGGGATCTGGTAATGGAGGTGAGGCCATTAGAACTGCCCAGGTTGCTCCCTTGTTTGACGATTTCCACAAAATCATGTTTCCACCATAACGGTGTCCAACAGCGTAAAGTGTTAAGCTTCCTGCGACTACATGGGGAACTATATCAGCCCCTCCAAAGAAACTTGCGTTTAGCGATGATGTGTTTACTTGTGCATAATTCCATGATGCGCCTGCGTTTGACGTTCTAGCACAATACAAATTCGAGGTTGTCTGAAAAAACAATGCGAAGTAATTCTGCTCGTTTATACTACCAACAATTTTGAATGCATTTCGATATGTCGTATCACTGACCGCTGCTTCTGCTGCTGCTGGTGATAAAATCATTGTCCACGAAGGGGAGGACAAATCTAAAGTTGACGACTTGTACAATCCTAGGTCTGTGCTGATGTATCCTGTTGTGCTTGGAGACCATGGATCAAGAATAAAATCATAAACCAATGTCACCCCACTTGGAGTAATGTTAACCCATGTTGGTGAAGTGGCACTGAATTGTCTAGTTCTTCCTAGCGTGTCTTGAGTTGCTACATAAACTGTCCCAAAACCACCACCACCAGAACTTACTGGAACTTCTGGGTTTGGCTGCGGAACAGGTGTGGGAATTGAAATTATGTCAGACACTTTTGGAAAAGTAATAGAAGACCCGCCAATCCCATTCACAGACTGTTCCATTTCAATTGATGTCTTTGCAAATTGATTTGCACTATCATATTCAATTCTTAGCGATTTCTGAATGAACAAATCGTTGCCAATTGCTAACCCTCTTACATTTTGTGAAGCTGCCATGGATAATCTAACACCATGAGGTGGTACTGCATCAAGTATATAATTGCCAGCAAGATTTGCGGTTACATTCGGGTATTTATTGTTAAGTTGCGCTCGAAGATTGCCACTCCATGTAATTAGTTGATCTTGAGATTGTGTTGTCAACCCTTTTGTAATCTGCACCTCACCACCAAAATTTCCCTGAACATTTCCAGGTGATTCGGCCCCAAGAGGAGTTGTCCCAGAAACTGCTTCTAATCGAACGTAGGCATTTCTTGGCTTATGTTCAATGGAGAAACTTATTTCATCTAAAACATCTTCATCTTCAAGTCTAATGGCAGTTGGAATAGTTGCACTTGTTCCTGCAATTTGCGGATCTAGAAAAGCGTGGATATTTCCTTGGTAATCTGATGCGATTTTCCCAAGCACCCCTTTTGGGCCGTAATTTTGTTTTAACTGTTCCCACAATGATGATTTTGGGAGGTCTTGAAAAAGAATCAATCCGTCTTGAATACCAATTCCAGACATAGGAGTGAAATCTGTAATGGCTGCAATAGTTGACCGTTCCTTCAAGATCCTCATGGCAACTCTGTCAAGACTCAGAATTGGCTCATGAACCCAATTTGATGCGCTATTTACCGGGTCGCTTCTGGCTGCAAAGTATCCATAAGAATTTGTATTAGCCATAACTCCATTTATGGTTTCTGCCTCAATCAAAGCGGTGGATGTAAACGGTCGTCTAACGATTGTTTCTCTAGGAACCCAACCACGAAATAAAACATTCCCTCGATTTGGGGAATTCCCACCAAATTGAGATGCAGTTGTGTTGTAAATTTGTTTAGAAAAAACAAGAATTTCGGAATCTTCCTGAATATTTCTTCCGTTTTCGTAAAGCTCTAGTTGGACTCTATACCCACCAGCTTCAACACCCCCCTGAATTTCACCAATGCCAACACCTGGGACTTGCGTTTCATCTTCGAATAGAAAAATCAAACGATGTCCAGTCTCAGAAGCTCCAGACTCATCAACTAAAACACAATCGATATATCGCCCCTCTGGAGATGCCCCTGTAAATGTTACCGCAAAACTTGACCCACTGCTAAAAACCGTGGATCCGTTCGGGAAAGACCAAAATGTTGTTATAATACTAGCTGCATCCCAAGCCAAATGATTGTTATTGTAAAAAGAAGCCGTAAAGGATCCGTTCTCCAGGAAACCGACAACTGGTGCGCCCATGTTTACATAAGGACCAATTACAGAACCCGGCCACTCCTTCGAGTAATCCATTCGCCACTGACTTGCCGCAGTGTCATATCGTGGATGTCTTGGGTATGGTTTGTATTCCTTTTTTACTGAAAGCGTAGTAGCATCTTTCCAGTTAATTAACCCACTTCCTGATTCAGAAATAGGCAAAACGCTAATGCTTGCTCCGTTTAATTCTGGAACCCCGCGCAAACGAACCTTGCCCAAGTTTGAACCATTGCCATTTCCGACCCAAACTGTCCAATCTTTTGTATATCCAGATGATGCTCCAGAAAATTCAATTGCAGAAACAGGGTATGTTTGCGGTGTTGATACTAATGACAAGTTAGAAAAAGTTTCTGGTTGGTGATGTGCAACAAACCACTTGGCTCCCTGCGGTCTTGTTCTCAACAAATCCAATTCGGCTTGTGAATATGCATGATTCATTTTACAATGCACCTCTGATCACAATTGTAAATTCTGTATAGTTGACATTTTCGACAGAAGGCCATTGAGTTATCTCTGCGTTTACATTAGACAACGTGACAAAACTCAATTGATCCCTTGACAAAGTAGTTAGATTAAAGGAAGCTGCTGATACATTGTCGAGCCATTGGCGACATTCAGGAATGCTTCCCCCATCAAATTGCATTTCTACATTTGCATAAGACGAAAATATTCCTCTCCCATTCAATGAAACACCTTGAAGATTCGGAATCCACCGAATAGAAACTGGAGCAATTGATGTGCTACTCCCATTTATTTTATACTGAGTTGACATATCTTATTCCTCAAAAATCTCCACAACAGCATCAAATGTCATTGTTCTCAAAATCTCTTCAAGCAATCCGTTACTATTTGATGATGGTTGCATATTAACAGTCACATTGCTTGTGCCAGTTCCACCTCGTCCACCAGACTGATAATCTGGGTCTCTAGACCATCTAGACCCAAGTGGTGCATCATTGTCTCGTCCCTGGTTTCCAGTTGGAGGGTTAACGCCAAACGAACCACTTGGTAAACTTAAATCCCCAAAAGAAACTTCTTCACCAGCTTGGAAATCATTCAGCATTCCTGATAAATTGTTTAAATGATCTTGTGTTAATGTTCCTTCCTCCTGAAATTCTTTAAGCATTTGAAGTTGACGTTGAATAGCAGCTTTTCTTTGTTCTTGTAGGCGATCTTGATGCCATTCCTTCAGATCTATCAACTGGCTTTGATAATTCTGCAAAGCTGATTGTCGAGCGTCGTTGAATGCCGTTTGTGCATCCATTCTACTTTGTGTGACTGCATCCAATGCCGCTTGTCTTTCCTCTATATATCGTTGTCGTAATTCAGCCAAGCTCTTAGCAGCGTCTTTTTTTGCTTCATCTCTACGTTTCGCAGCAGCTTTTATTTCAATGTCCGTCGCTTTGTTTTCAGCTTCTTCAATTTCAATTAGTTTTTCAGCGAGTTTTTCTTTTTCTTCTTTTGTTTTTTGTTCTGCTGTAACAACTGCGCTTTTTAGATCTTCATCTCTTGTGTTTTGTGCTTCAAACAAAGCACGAGCATCACGATCTATCAAGGCTTTTAATCTCGATTTTTCAAATTGAGACATGATTTCAGCAATCTTCTCTTGATGCTCTTGCTCAATATCTTCTAGCTTTTTGCCTTGATCCTTTTTTGCGGACGCTCTATCATCAGCCGCATCTTCTTGGATGTTTCCAAGTTTTTCAGACAACCCCTCATTGATACCAATTATTTTTTCTTGGAGGTCTGTTTGTATTTTCGCAAGATCTTCTGTGCGTTTCTCTGCTAAACTTTTTAACGTATCCTGCATTTTCTTGTTAATATCGAAAAGTTTATCAGCAAGATCGTCTTCTATGCTTACCATTTTATCAGAGAAGTCTCGCTCAATATCCAATCGTTTTTCTGACAAATCTTTGTTAATGTTTGCGGTAGACAATGGATCAAAGGCACTTGTTATTTTATCTTCAAGCAATCCAAGATCAGAGCCAAGTGCCTCTTGAATTGAATCAGTAACTTCCCCAACTGCATCTGCCAAATCTCGGACATCACTTGCGGCTTGGGGGAGAAATCCAAATCGTTGGAGCCATTCTGTAGCTTTTACGTTTGATTCTTCAATTTCCGCATTGAAGGCTTCGGCGGGAGCGCCTAAATCAACGAAATTGGCAAACAGGGATTGCATTTCTCCTTTTAATTCATTAACTTCGTCTATGTTTCCACTCATCGCAGCCCTAATCATTTGAAAAGCAATTGCCCCAACATTTCCAATAAGATCAAACTTACCTGTTATATCGTCCATTGCTGCGGTCAAGCCCTTGAAGAGTCCAGCAACCTTTATGCCACCAGTTATAAGAGCGACTGCAAGGCCCCTGAATGTTCCAAGCAATTCAACAGCTTTTTCGTTTGCTTCTCCAGTCAAACCAGCCATGTCAGCAATTTCTTGAGCAACCCCTTGCATACTTACCCCTAATCCCTCAACCAAAGTTGCAACCCCTTCGCCAAATGCTATTTTGAAAGCTTCTCCAGCTTCTTGTGTATCTGTCTTGAATTTCTGAAGGACAAGCGCAGTTGAATCAAATCCATCAGCCAAATCTGTAATTCGCGCTCCCTCCCTCAAAACAGCGTTGAGTGTTGCCATTTTTTGTTCATTTATTGTTAATTCATCTGATGTTTTATTCAGGGAAGCAGCAAACTCCGCATTTGTGTCACCAAGTTTGATTAGGATGTCAGCATCATCAATCAGCCTTGGTGAACCCCGAACAATGCCGCGAACAAGTTTGTTAAAAATAACATCAACTTGATCCAATTCACCAGACAAAGTTGCTGATGCAACTGCAATTTCTAGCAATTTGTCGGATTGTGCCGCTGCTTCTGGCAGACCGGTTTTTAACAATCGCAACACACCCACGGTTGAATCCGAAAGGGCAATTGCCCCTTGGGAAGCCTCTCTAAGATCTCCGGCAAATTTCTGTGCATTAACGCCAGAATCATTTAACAATTGACTAAATGCAGTTAAGCGATCCCCAACTGCGGCCCCCTCTTGCGCTTTGTCAAACATAGCACTGAGGCTTTGAGTTACTTGTCTGATTGTAGATAGGGTAACAAATAAAGTGAAACCAAATTGATTGAATTTGCTATTTAAAATAGAAGTGACTCCAGACTGTTTTTCCTGGGAATTTGTCATATCCTCAAGAGAACTTCTGTATGTTTTTAAATCATTCGCTCGTTGCAAGAACTGTTGTCCAGCAACTTGATTCCCCAATGCTTGTGCCGCAACCGCTGCTTTTTTCAATTCAGCTTCAAGCCTTTTCAATTCCTCGATTTGTTTCTTTACAACACTTTCAGAACCTTTTCCTCCAACAAAGTCTGCTATATTAAATTTCTGCCCAGAGCTATTCATTCTCGCCAAGGTTCCTTGCAGTCGAGACAAGTTGCCTTCGATTTCTTTTAATGCCCCTGGATTTTGTTGTTTGTATTGAAAAATTAACTGAATTGTCATAATACTACATTCTCAATAAATCTATAGCTGCTTCAACTCTAGCACACTCTAACATGCCCCACTCTTCTACATCTCTATGAGAGACTCCTGATTTTGTTATGTCGTTATAATTGGCTGTCAAGGCAATATTGCCCATCATTTGTTTTACAGAAGGATCAACCTGTTTGTCAATCCCGGTCCAAATTGTATCGCTGACTTTTATTCCTTTGGCTTTTTGGGCAGACCAGAATCCGAAGTCTTTTTTGACAGCCTGAGTACTTTTTTTATCTTCTCGTGGTAAGTAAGTAACCAACTTGTGTAATGAACTGTGAGGTCGTACATAAAACCCCACGGGAGATCTACGCTTGTCATTGATTCACGAACCCCCTCTGGGCTTGAAAAATCTAACCCATCAATATTTGAGTCAAGAAATATCAGCGAAACAGCACGTAAATAATCGTTGTGGATTTCTTCCTGTTCAGTTTCGTTCAAATCTTGTAATTCTTCACTAGACAGAAGAACAATTCCAAGCAAGTCAAACACAAGTTTCTTCGATGGGTCAGCCCACACTTCAACAAACATCTCATCTCCATCATCCATGAGGAGTTGACCCAGTGTTAGTTTTGTTTTTTTCTTTTGGAGTTTTATCTTTTTCATAGAACCATATACCTATTGCCTTTTAAGACCATTGATGCTATATTAAGTTTTATTATACACTACAATGCTGAAAAATGAAATTATGCAAAGGTAGGCAAAAAATGGCGGGTGCGAAACTTTATGTTGGGCAGACTGACAACGTGCTTGGAGAAAACGACTGGCCGATCACGCTGCTTGAATTTGATGAAGGTGGGTATTGTTACAAACAAACAGTAATAAAGGAAGGTGTCTACTCTGCGATTTTGAATATAAAAGACCTTTCTGAATTACAGACAGCTTTGGATGTTGATCCCACTGGAAAACATCCAGAAACATATACAATTCTTTTAGCAGGTCCATTCTTTTTGAGGTAATATGCAAGGTTCAATTAACTGGAAAACCGGAACACCTTCTGACACACAGACATATAATGTTATTTACCATGATTCACTGTCGAGAGAGCATTGTCTTGATTTTGCTTGGTTTAGTAAAATATGGAGATATGGAGATGACGGAGATCCTTTTCTGAAGGGGCTTGTTGTTTACTACGGTAGACCAGAAATAATAACAGAAGAACAAGTCGTATTTTTCACTACCAAAACAACTTACGAGTTACTGGAAATTAAACGAAGAAATCTAAACTATTGGATCAGGGATGGTAAAATTCATGGCAAGCGAGACCCATCTGGGAATCGGTGGCTGTTTCCTTTGTCTGAAATAAATAGATTGAGAGTAGAGCGTGGCTTATTAGCGTTAACCAAATCTGAAGCTAATGTTTTTTGGAAAGCACAGGTTATGAAACGGGGGAGACCTCAGCATGAATAAGCCAACCCCTGCATATGTATACCTACTAAAAACAGCAGATGATAAATATTATAAATATGGTCGAACTATAGATATGAAGAAGCGATTGCAAAATCTCCAGACTGGCGCACAAATTAAATGGGAAGTGGCTCATCTATTCAAATGTGCTGGTTTCGGGTATGCAATTCAACTCGAAAAACATATTAAAGACAAGCTGTCTGGGAGATGCACAGCTAGAAAAGGTGAAACATTCCAAAGTGCAACATCAGAATTGAATTGGCTGGTCTTTGAAATTTCAACTAAAACAAAAGAACTTTATCCAGAATGGGGGATTGAAAAATGCCAGATTTTTATTTAGTCAAAATGAGCCAATGTGAAAAAGATTGGATGGGTAAGTGTATCTATTGGGAACTACATTGCAACAAGGTACAATGATTTCATGTTTAATCAATAAAGTTATTACGCCAAAGGAATTATTATGAAATACAAATACATTAAAAAGCGAAAAAAACGTCAAGCAAAAATCAAAAAACGAATTCATGTGAATTTTAGATCTCGCGCTGAACGACTTGCTCACTATTTGAAAGTTCGTCCATTTGATTTAGCAGATTTACTGACGAAGCCAGAAGGTGAAGAATGAAACCAACTAAAGAACTTCAACTCTTATTTGTGCTTGTGACAAAAGCGTCTACAACGTTTGACTGGAATGTCGATCTTGTTGATCGATGCACCCATGTATATGACACAATGAGTAAATCGGGATATTTGCTATCAGTCGATCTTGAAAAAACAACTCAGCGACATATTCCATATGATGATTGTATTGTTTTGGAGGATTATGAATAATGGCAAAAGTTTATCGACTAATGCACTACAATCTCGCTGGTTGGGCTATTCAGCTTCAAAAAGAAAAAAGAGATGGCACACTTGCTTGGAGTGATTGGAAATACCCTGGATCTCTCGAAGCTGCTGCCAAGAGCTTGTTCGATGTTGCAATTCCCGAACAAGAATTTGAAACAGTGGAGGAACTGCTTGCGGCTGTTCAATTAGCTCATACAGAAATTCTTGAAAAACTTAGTGAAATTGTTTTATTTGATAAGGATCAAATCAAAAAGGAATCGAAATGAAAAAATTTAGTGTAACTGGTATTTTGTTAATTGTAATCTTCTTATTGGCTGGATGTATTGAGGTATCCCTTCCATCCTCTTATTCAAGTTCTCAGAGTGAATCTAACCCACAGGTCAATCCCATTATCATCAGTCTGCCAAGTGGTGGACCATCACAGCCAAGTCAAGCTCAACCTGTTCAAGATTCACAATACACAGGAAATGCTGCAAAGCATGGAAATGAGGTTCCCACCCTAACGGCACAACAAGAAGGAAATGGTCCCGTTCATCGACAAGGTTCTGATGGTTCATATGTTCCACAAAGTTCTCCAGCATACCTAGATCTCTGTATCGATGGATGGAATACACGAGGTTTGTGGAAGTATGACAACTGCTTATCCGAATTGAAAAAAGCTGGACGAGATGGTGAACTAACAAAAACACCAGGGGGTTCTGTTCCATATGCCGACGATCAAAAAGCAAAGGAAGGCAAAACACCATAATGGGTGATTCACACAACGGATACCTAATAATTGGCAAGCCAATTGGCAAGATAGACTTTGAAAAGTTGCCATTGTATAGCAAGTGCGAACCAGAAGACGATGTATCAGAATTTTATTTTTTCAACGGTGATGGTATTATTACAAAGAATGGCATTGATCCTGAGTGGCAACTAGGTAAACCATCGGGTTATTACACCCAAGATATATTTGGGTTTTATGTAGCTGAAGCAAAAATGACAACGGCGGTGTTTCTGACAAATTTTTTAGCGATAACCAAATTGTGGGCAAAATGGTTTGATGGAGAACTGCCAGAAGTGTATGTGTTTAACATTACTAGATGAAATACATCCCAACCACCCCCATATCAATTTGGGATATATTTGGGATATAAGCAACAAGGAGATGGTATGATTAGTCTAAGTTATATTGAACTCATTGGGTATATTCTTTTAGGATTTGCCCTTTCAAGTGTTTTCAGACAGGAGTGGAATCAAATGGTGTTCGAACTTCTCTTTTCTAGTGTTTTTCTTATATGGAATTATGTAAAAAACAAAAGAGCAAACAACTTATAATTTGATGATTACGATACATTTGAAGAGAAACAAGGTAATGAGACTAAGTAGCTATTGTGCTTGCAATCGAGAAGATGTATACTATCAACAGTTAAGTGATTCGGAGACAACAGCAATAATTATAAAATGGTTGTAGTTGCCGATGTGGATTCGGGGTAGTTGTAATACCCGCATATTTTACAAACACCTCTCCGTTTCACAACTTTTATTTGACAAATTAACTATTTTTTGATAAAATAGGAAGCGAATCAATCTATTGACACGATTGGAGAACTTCAACGAAAAGACCCTGAATTTTGTAGGGCTTGAAAATTTAACTAAAAATTTCTTTTTCTCGTTGAAAACGAAAATCCAGTGGATTGAATTGCAAGAGCAGTTTGATAAAACCCCAGATTGTCGTGAAGACACTAGCAATACAATACTTGTTCCGGGTGGACAGCACTGGATTCTAATGCAACTTATTCGTTCCATCACTGGAATAACACCAGGGACGCGCCAGGATGCTGTTCAGATGGCGCATGATATTTTATCATTACTTCCTATTGAGGGAACAGATGAACAGGATTAAAGTGTGGAATGATCAAAGGAAAAAGTTCGAATGCCACGATGAGCAATGTGACTGTGATGAATGCGTTAAACGATGTAATTGTGGGTGCAGAGGCACATTCGGGTTCTGTGAAAGGCGTTCTAGTAAGATTGCTGAAACAACAACGTGTAAAAATGATTAAAGATGCAATCACCCTTGAGCTAACGAACAGAATGAATGCAAGAATTGCAAACGGAAAGGCTCTTCCAACAGATAACCCAAGATTACCTGTTTTCTATTTGATAAATAGCATTTCAAACGCCAGAGATATTGAGATGAAATTGTTGAAACTAACAGGAGTTAGTAACTAGAGTAATCTTAATGAACAATAGCGACCGTGAATTTGTAACTGAGTTGATTTGTAGGGCAAGAGAGGATTCGGTAAATGTAGAAGACATTGCAGCCAGGGAGAATCGTCGCAAGTATTTAATAGACCATTTAAGGGATCGGCTAAAAACCCTTTCGTTAGAAGAATTAGAAGAAATTGAAAATATTTACACAGGAAGTGTTAATTACTTTAAAGAGGATTGATTATGAATCAGCAACAAGCGGATGCCTTTAAGAAATATTTGACTGGATACCCCGATGACCTCTCTGCCGCTAATGCCAAAGCAGTTGAGAAAATTTCTTATGTAGAACAATGTGGAAAATATTCTGATGGCTACATTGATCCATATACAGGGAAATTTAAGTCTCGTCGTTTCTACTGCAAAAACTGGAGAGAATGTGAAACTTGTGCTGGAATTCGCAAAAGAGCGTTTGCCCTGAAATTGGAAGATATTAAAGAAAACTACCTTGATGCAAAAGTCTCTATTGTGACAGAGGTTGAATGGGCCAAGGAAGGTCGAAAGTTAGACAAAGGAAGTTATATTCGCTTCCCAATCGCTGATGATGAATTCATTATTGTTTATACTTCTGATAAATTGGCAAAAAAAGTTGGTACAGTTATCCCATTCAATGAACTCAATGCAGATGATTTTGCAGAAAAAGTTTATCAAACACCACAACGGAAAAAAATCTCTGGTGCTTTGGGGGCGTTTGGAATTCAACAAGCAGATCCAGATGAAGAAGCTGTTGAAATTAGTGTCCAGGTAGTTCATATCAATACCACAAACCCTGCTGAAATAGAAGAAATTGATAAAAAGGTTAGAGAAAACGACACAAAGTCAGAAAAAACATTTTCTGATGAAAAAACATTTCAGGATGCAATCAATCGCAGGCTGGAACTCTTCCTCTACTGGGCTGCTCAAATGGGGTATTTCGCCAGGATTGACCACATTAGAACTCGTCAAATTAACCTGAAAGATGTGAAGTGGTAGCAAGCTAACATAAAGCTTGACAAATTTCGTATAGTGATTTATACTGTCTCTATTGAGCGACGGTGCATCGCCTTGTTTGTATTATACAGACAAGGCGATTTTTTTTGTTTATAAGCATCATAAGCGTTCATTATGTTAACCAGACTGGTTGATTTTTTATAAAGGATGGGCAGCTACATAGCAAAGCCTTTGTAAACACAAGAGGGAAGAGGTCTGTGGCTAATAAAATTAAGAACAAGCCAAGTGAAAAACGTCGAACAAGTTCTAATAAGGGTTCCTCTGTTAAAGGTTTAAGTTTCTCTCAAATTGGTGATCTACTATGGACTTCATTCAAAGAACAATTTGAAGACTATTATTCCATGTGGATTCGAGATATATATGATGCTGATGAAGACAAATATGTTGTTGTTTCTTGGCACAAAAAACTATATCGAATTGACTATATTCGAGATGAAGAAACAGCTACGTTTGAAAAACTTACAAATTGGGAAGAAGTGAAACGAGTTGAATCATATGAATCTGTAGAAACAAAAACAAATGATGTGGATGATTCTATTGTAAAAGAAAATGTAAAAGAAATTAACACACAACTTGACAATTTGAAAGAAGCAAGCTTGCTAGTCAAAAGTTTTGGGGATGAAACAATTGGTGGATATGCTGTCTTATGGGGAGATGAAATCAAGAAAGATTTGTCTGGTGAATATTTTGACCAGGAAGAAACAAAAGAACTTGATGTTGTCTTCAAGGCAATTGGGGCGGTCCCCTGGTTATTTGAACACACATCAGATGGAGCATTGAAATCAACTGTCGTAGCAACCATTGACGAGATGGGTGAAGACGAAATTGGTATGTGGTATAAAGCAAAAATTCGAAAACATGATATTTATCGAAAATTTGTTGAACCTCTAATTGCTGCAAAAAGTTTATATTCATCTTCTGGTACATTCCCTCTGGCCCGACAAGTTGATAAAAATGGTTTAGTAAAACGCTGGCCTATTTGTGAAGTTTCTGGCACTGTTTCCCCTATGGACCACCACCAACTATCTGATGGTCGAATTGCTGAATATAAAACAGCTATGAAGGGTTTATCTGAAGATGCAGTAAAGTTTATATCCAGTTATCTGAAGGAAGAGGAAATTAATTCCACTGAACAAGATGCTGTTGTTAAAAATATTATGTTAAGTAAGAATAGAATGTTGAAACTTCGAGTCGATTTGGCTCGAAGTAATCTAATGGAGAGTATATAAAATGAATCTGAAAGAATTACGTGAGAAGCGTGATAAATATCTCCTGCTGGCCGATGCTTCATTGGAATTGGCAACCAAGGCGCTTGGTGCAGACAACTTTGAGGAAGCAGGAGTGGAGCAGGGTAAAGCTGATGAGTACCGAAAACAGGCAGAGCAAATGACTGTTACGGTAAAATCTCTTGAAGCAAGTTCTGCTGCAAAAGCTGCTGCTGATGCTCCAGAACGCTTGCCTTTCGATACAGATGACAATGCACCTGAACCAGTTAAACAAGCTGATGGTGTGATTGAAAAAGAAGAAATTAACCCAGTGCATGTTGTTCGTTATGGCACTCTTGACAAAGCTGTTAAGCAAGTGACTGATGAATTGTATGGGAACGATTATTTTTCTCGTCGTGATTTCCAGAAAGCGTCTATGGTTAAATACGTTCGTTTTGGCAACAGTCGCCTTGACGCAAACGGTCATAAGGCTTTGCGTGAAATCATCCTGGTTCCAGAAACTGTAACAAAAGAAGTCCAGGTTGGTTATGGTGTTGGTGAAATCAAAAGCGCAGTAAAAGTTCAGCAAGAATCTGCACTTGAACTTGGTGGCGTTTTAGTCCCAGAAGATTTTCGACTAGACATTATCAAACGATTGGCTGGTATGACTGTAATGCGAGGTCGCGCTAGACAAATCAATACGTTGCGAGATGCAGTTGAATGGCCGAAAATTGATTCTGCTGATAGTAGGTATACCTCTCAGGTGCGCGTTACTTGGGTAGATGAAGTTCCGTCTGATGCTGAAGGCGCATTGACTGCTGTTGAATTCACATCCGCACGTGTTCCAGTACACACCGTAATGGCGCGTTTGGATATGTCTTTGAATCTGCTAGAGGATTCTGGTGTTGATATTATCTCCCTCATTGCCGAACTCTTCTCCGAAGGTATGGCAATTGATGAAGATGAAAAATTCCTGATCGGAACTGGCGCAGGTCAACCACGTGGTATCCTGGGTCTGCGAAATGGTGCAGAATACGCTCCATTGACTGGAATTGCAGAAGTAAATTCTGGCGCAGTCGCTGCACTGACTGCTGATGGGTTGGTTGACTTGGCTTACAGTCTCGATGCTCAATATCTGGCAAATGCAATAATGATTGGTCGTAAAAATACTTTCCGTGATGTTCGAAAGCTGAAGGACGGTAATGGCGACTATTTGTGGGAACGTGGTTTGCAGAAAGGTATGCCACCAATGGTCTTGGGTCACGATTATCATATGAACGAGGCGCTCCAAGCTATTGCTGCTAGTAAATATCCAGTAATCTTTGGAGACCCGAAGGGCTATCTGATTGCGGATCGGATCGGTATGACCATTAAAAGAGTCGAAGATACCACAACGACTGGGAAAAACAAAGCGGCATTGTTCGCTCGTCGTCGGCTCGGTGGTGATGTAATCACACCTTGGTCGTTCGCAGTTCAAAAAGTATCAGTATAAGTCATAAATAATTTAAATGTTTATGGTGGGTAGAAACAATCTACCCACCATAATTGTTAGGAGAAATAAAATGCCTACAGGTCGAGGATTAAGTGGAAGTCAAGTAAAATTTGCAACTGGGCTATCCTATTTGGCGGTTTCAGCCGCTGGTAGTGGTGGACCTTCGAATTTTGCTGCATATGGATTTGGCACAGTAATTGTTGCCGCAGATTCGGCAGATCTTGCAACTTATTTGCAACGAAGCACCACAAGCAATGGCACGTTTAATGGGTGGGGTTGCTCACTTCAGAGTGTTGCTAGTGGTCTAGCAGTGCGTAGCTTTAAAATGGGTTCGCCGAATTGGTTGCGAGTTGCATATGACAATGCTAATGCAGGTAGTGTCAATGCAGTTATTATTTTAGAAATGCAAGAAGCACGAGACAACCCTGTGGATCAAGAAAGTAACGTAACCGTTTCTTCAACAGTATTGTCTTCGTAAGGAAGTAGAAATGAGTTATTCAACCGCAATTCGTCGTGAGGCCGGCGGGAGTGTACTAACGTTGGCTCCGACAGCTTCTTTGAATGTTGAAACTGGTGCAAGAATGAAATTCGGAGATTCCGAAATTTATTTTGGTTCTGGTCTCCCTGCAATTGCTACTGTAACTGGTGCAATTTACTTTCGTGGTGGAAGTGACGCAGGAAGTGCAGCTAACATTTATGTAAACATAACAAATAGCGCATCAACTGGAAACGTTTGGAAAGGCGCAAGCCTCTTCAGTTAAAATTGTAATAAGCAGCAGTTCTTTCCTGGTAATCGAACTGCTGCTTATATAATAAAACAGAATACTGTAATGGATGAATACGTTAGCTTATCAAGCACAAAAATATATCTACAATTTTCTGATGACAATGTAAGCGACGACCCTACAGTTCTTCGGTTTATTCGTGATGCATCTAGAGCAATTCGGCGACAAACCAGACGGGATTTTCTTCCTCGTCGCAGAATTTACAAACTTGATTATCCAGACAAACCAAACCAACTAAGAACCGATCTCGATATATTAGAATTGAAAGGATTGTCCGATCTAAATGGTGGTCGTTCATTTTCTGTCGATTCTGTTTTGCTTTCTGCTGGGTGTGAATATCACCTTCAACCATCGAATAACATTACGATAAAAAGCAATTCTGGAAGTTTGTTTAATTTTTCAGGAACATACCAACAAGCAATTTGGGTGGATGCTATTACAGGATATAGAGAAGACTATGATGTTGAAGGGTGGGTTAATACAGGGGCTTCTCTAACTGCAAGCGCAACAAGTAAGGTTTTAAGTTTGTCTGTGTCTGGTTCTTCTGGAGAAAACGGGTTAGGGCATTTCCCAAGATTCACTCCTCAAATGTTATTGAAGGTTGACAGTGAATTCATTTATATCAATTCAATAACAGATACTTCGACATTGAAAGTTGTTAGAGGAGCAAGAGGAACAACTGCTGCGAGTCATGCATCTGGAGTTCAAATAAATATGTTTTCGGTTGAACCAGAGATAGAGTTTCTCACAAAGAGGCTTGCAGCATGGAGTTATATGCAGCAATCAAATCCATTCGGAAACACACTTGCAGCCCCGGCATTTGGGACAATCGAGATTCCCACTTCTTGGCCCGAAGATGTAAAAGAACGTATTAAAAAGTATACTGTCAAAACAGTAAAGAAGGCATACTAATGGCTTATGGTGATCCAAGTTACACATTACAGGCAACGGGCGCAACTGCTGCGTCTGCTGATACTGCTCATCTTTTATTCGGAAACTATGGTGGATTAAGTGATTTAAATCAAAGCAATGCTGGATTCCTTCAAATTCTTCCATCTGGCAACAATGCCCGTGTTTATGCAGATTTAGCAACATCTCCGAACGAAGGTGTTCGATTTATGAGTGGTGCTTCATTTTATGTTGACTTACCGCCAATGAAAGTTTCTGCATTAAGCCAACTGCATTTCAAGAACGAATTAGCAGGGGCAAATGCAAGTTTAGTTTGGTCACTTTGGTTAAGATAATATTATGTTAAGATCTTGGGAAACGAAAAGACTCCCGAAAATAGGGGGCAAATCAAATCCTAGATTCGCATCATTTCCTCAACCTTATGCGAGTAAAGTGTTGGAAGTTCAACCTAGTAATTTGATAGCTTACTGGCGATTGAACGAAACTTTAGGGACAGTCTCATCAAACGATAAGGGAGATTCGAGTTTCAATGGCACTTATTCCAGAGATGTGTCTTTGATGGGAGTTCAGGGTGGGATTGGGGATGGTATTACTTGCCCTGTTTTCAGCCCTGCTAGTGATAGAATTTCCATTGGAACAGCTTCTCTTAGATCAGCTTTTAGTGGACAGGAATTCACCATATCCATATGGGCAAAAGTCGCCAGTTCTGGTATTTGGACAGATGGTGTTAGGCGAGAATGTTTGCGAATTTTTGACAATGCATTTGATGACTATATATGGGTGTCAAAAGATTCCACAAACAATCAATGGTGGATAAGATATAGTGCTGCTGGAACAATTGAGGATATAAGACCTGCTAGTGGTGGGGTTCTGGACTGGGTCCACTTAGCAGTAACTGTTAGCAAAGTAGCAGATGCTGTAAAGTTTTTTGTAAATGGTTCTCAAGCTGGAGCAACAAAAACAGGGCTAGGAACTTTTTTAGCCTCTGTTGATTTCGGTTATATTGGAAGTGCTGATTCTTTGCAAAACAATGCATGGG